GACTGCATCATGGCCTTTTGGAATGCGCCTCTCGATGTCGAAGATCATGCAAGAAAGGCTACAGCGGCAGCTCTCGAAATGAGAGAAGCCTTAGAGGAGTTAAATAATGCACTCAGGAATGAAGGAAGCCCTGAAATCAATACTGGAGTCGGAATCAATACAGGACCGTGTGTTGTCGGTAATATGGGTAGTGATAGTCGTTTTGACTATAGTGTTCTCGGGGACGCTGTTAATCTCGCTGCTCGCTTAGAAAGCAGTTGCAAAGAATACAACACCGATTTAATAATAAGTGAGCATAGTATGGTGGAGGGTTACACATACGAATTTATCGACGAGGTGACTGTCAAAGGTAAGTCTGAGCCTGTTAAAATTTACACCATACAAAAATAGTGCTTGACATCAACCTAGAATTTTGCTATAATTTAAATTGTGTACAAATCTACACAGGTCAATCTAGGGGATAGCTATGGATACCGAGGAACTAGCGGCAGAGTTAGAAAAACATGAAGCAATATGCGCCGAAAGGTGGAAAACCGTATTCAACCAGCTTACTGGGATTGAAGAACGGTCTGGAAAGCGCTTTGATAGTGTTGAATCATCAATAACACGAATAGAAACAATACTGATAAGTGTCGCAGGCACAATCATTGTAGCGGGAGCGGGGATAATTTATACCATGCTCAGCATGCATTAGGAGAAAATAATGGATATAGATTACGATAAAAAAGATATCAAAGAATCGCCAAAAGTTAAGTCAGCACCAAAGAAGAAAGCTGAATTACCAGAAGGTTGGGGGTACTATGTAAAACGCGGCTCACATTGCGTTGTAGACCCTAACGGAAAACAAACTAAACACGCTTCAAAAGAAGCAGCATTGGAGTTCGCTAATGGCTAAAGAAGACATTGAGGTTCAAAGAACCACAACAAGAGAAGGTGAAATCGAAAAAGTCGAACTTGAAGTAGAAAAGAGAGACATTCGAGCAAACCTTTTATCAGCTAGAAAGAAACAGCTTTTACGAAAAAAGAGAGGTTACGGTAGATTACCCGGCTCTCTTAGACGTTAAGCAAAGCCCTTCGGGGAATAGGGGTAGATTATGCCTTCAGGAAAAGGAACTTACGGTAGTAGACGAGGTCGTCCAAAGAAAAAGAAAAGAGGCGGCAAGAAAAAGAAGGGTATGAAACATCATGCCTGCTAGACGTAGGAGAACAAGACGTAAAGCAACAGCTAAAAAACGTAATATACCTACTAACAAGAAGCTGTATGCAAGGGTAAAAGCTGCAACTAAAAGAAAGTTTGCAGTATATCCTAGTGCATACGCTAACGCTTGGCTAGTACGAGAGTACAAAAAGCGTGGTGGGAGATATAGACGTGGCTAGAGCTGGAGGTCTTACAAAATGGTTTGGCGAAAACTGGGTAGACATTAGCCGACCAAAGAAAGGCGGAGGATATGCCAAATGTGGCAGAAAGAAAGCCAAGAAAGGTCGAAAGGGCTACCCAAAGTGTGTACCAGCAGCTAGAGCTGCAAGTATGAGCAAAAGTCAGAAACGTTCTGCGATTAGACGTAAACGTGCTAAAAGACAGGGTGTCGGTGGTAAACCAACCATGGTCAAGACAGTTGTTCGTAGAAGGAGAGCAAGACGTGGCCGTAAGACGTAGACGCAGTACAAAGGGTCGTAAAAGAGATCCACGATTAAAAAGAGCTGGTGTTTCGGGATTCAATAAGCCGAAAAGAACACCAGGACACAAGACTAAATCACACATAGTTGTGGCTAAGGTTGGTAATAAAATTAAGACTATTCGTTTCGGACAGAAAGGAGCCAAGACAGCAGGTAAACCTAAAGCTGGCGAGTCTCGTAGAATGAAAATGAAACGTAAGAGTTTTAAAGCAAGGCATCGCAGAAATATTGCGAAAGGAAAAATGTCCGCCGCTTATTGGGCGAACAAGGTTAAATGGTAGGAGAGTAAAATGTTAGCATTTTCACCAGGGCAGCCCGTAGTGGCATTGCCAACATCAAGAGCAAGCGCAATTACATGCGGGGACAAATTGACATATGTTAGACTCGTAAACGAATCTAGTAGTGTTCAAACTGTTACTATGTGTACAAGCGCAGACGATCCAGTGGATATGGGTTCATTAAGAATGCAACCTGGAGAAGTCATGATTTTATGGAAAAGAAGACAATTCCATAAAGTATATGCCTCTAGTGCTGAAGTCTTTGCAACTGGCGGAATGGCCAGACCTGTAGGACTCGGCCCTAATAACTAAGGCAGAGAGAAGGGTAGACCTTCTGGGAGAATAGAATGTTTGAATTGATTAAATTCATATGGGGTCTAATACAAGTATTACCAATACTTATTACAGTTTGCTCAGCTATAGTCGCTATGACTGAGACACCTGTTGACGATAAACTTTGGGCAAAAGCCTATAAGTGGATCGACAGATTTGCCCTAAACATTGGTAAGGCTAAAGATAGAAATCCTCTACTTGACTAATTTAAGGAGGCTGTTATGCGAAGAACAGCTGAACAAAAGAAGTTAGAAGAGAAGTTATCTTTACCACCTATGATATTCGCTATTGAGAAGGCTACAGCGATACTCATATTTAAGCAACGTGAGAAGTTGCACCGCCTTCTTCAAACGAAAGAGCTGACTGCATTACCTCGTGGCAAAGACCGAGAGGTTTTGCTTTCAGCCATTTTAGGTAGTAAGTATGCCGATTAGAAAAACAAAGAAAGGTTACAAGATAACCAATACTCCCGGGTATTCTAAAACTAAAAAAGCTGCAAAGGCAAGACTACGCGCTATAAAGTTTAGACAAGGGAAAGGACGCAAGAAAAAGCGTTAGGAGAAACAAATGTCAGTAAGATTTATTGGACCAGAGACTGCAATGGGTACATCAGCAGGAGCCTCAAGTAACTTTGAGCAAGCCAAAGAAGTAAGAGTAGTTAATTTAGCAGGTGCTGAAGCAACTATTACTATACTTAACGGAGCATCTGGTACAAACGTACAGGGCTCCTTTACTCTTGAAGCTGGTGCTTCAGAGTACATATCGAAAGATATGGAAGACAGAATTTACGCCTCAGCCGCAACGGTGAAAGGTGTTCCAATCAACACAAGAAGGTAGAAATGAAACAGGTAAATGGAAGGGTTCTCTGGCTACAAGAATCCTTAGTACAAGCAGCATCGTTTGCTAGTACTTTTGAAATGGTGGCACAGAAAAGAGACTTAACAAGAAAGGAAGAGGACATGGTAAATGTCACGCGCGCTTTCATGTACTTGTATGGTATCGCTCAAGAAGAGGGGCTGTTTAAAAATCCAGATCATTACTTCGAAGACGAGATCATACACTAATGTTAGAAATTTCTAGAAAAGATATAATATCAGAAAAGTTAATGGAGTTTGATGATCGTCGCTTCATTAAACTTCCTATTGATGGCTACATGGAGTTACTAGGCATAGAGCCTAACTCAACTCAAGTAGCCATTATCAATTCAATCAATAATCCAAAGTATCGTTTTGTTACTGCTGCGGTTTCTCGTAGGCAGGGTAAAACTTACATTGCAAATGTAATTGGTCAATTAGTTACTTTGGTTCCAGGTGCTAACGTTTTATTGATGTCGCCTAACTACTCGTTATCTCAAATTTCATTTGATTTACAAAGAACTCTAATTAAACACTTTGAGTTAGAAGTTATAAAAGACAATGCTAAAGACAAAGTTATTGAACTTTCGAACAATTCTACGATCCGTATGGGATCGGTTAATCAAGTGGATTCGGTCGTTGGTCGGTCCTATGATCTTATCATCTTTGATGAGGCAGCGCTTGTTGATGGACGAGATGCGTTCAATGTCGCACTCCGACCCACGCTAGACAAAGAAAACTCTAAAGCTATTTTTATATCTACACCTCGTGGTAGAAACAATTGGTTTGCAGAATTTTGGCACAGAGGATTCTCAGGAGAGTTTCCAGAGTGGGCATCTGTAAAAGCAACTTACCATGAAAACCCAAGAATCTCTGATGAAGATATTGCTGAAGCAAGGAAAACCATGTCCGAAGCAGAATTTAATCAGGAATATATGGCAGACTTCAATGTATTTGAAGGCCAGATATGGGGTTTCCAGAGAGACAAATGTCAGCAAGATTTATCCGAATTAGATATTACTGGCATGGACGTATTCGCAGGAATGGACGTAGGTTATAAAGACCCCACCGCTTTCTGTGTAATTGCTTATGATTGGGATCACGGCAAGTATTACTTGTTAGATGAGTATATGGATTCCGAAAGAACTACTGAGCAACACGCAGAAAAAATCAGAGAACTCATCAATAAATGGAATATAGATTATATTTATATAGATTCAGCAGCACAGCAAACTAGATTTGACTTTGCCCAAAACTATGACATTACTACTTTGAACGCAAAGAAATCTGTACTAGATGGTATCGGTCATGTAGCAGCGATCTGTGATAATAACAATCTTATAGTTGACCACAAATGTCACGAGACTCTAAGCTCCCTTGACCAATACCAGTGGGATCCAAATCCTAATTTATTGAAAGAGAAACCAAAACACAATATGGCATCACATATGGCTGATGCCCTGAGGTACGCGTTGTACTCGTTCGAAACAAGTGTCACTAGCTTCTAGCTACCACCGCACAAAAATAGTTCTTGACAACATACCCGAATCATAGTATAATTTAATGAATGGAATAAGTTATGGAACTAAAACGAGATCTAGTTAAATATGTCAGGGATAAGGCTAAGTCGAAGTACAATAAAGGGACGGAATGTTTTATCTGTGGCGCAACGGAGAATCTAGACTTTCATCATTTCCACGGACTAACAGAGTTGTTAGAGATTTGGCTGAGAAAGAATAAGATTAAAATAACTGATGCAGAAGATATTATGGGTATCAGGGAACAGTTTATAACTGAACACAACAAGGAAATTTACGAAGCTGCTGTTACATTATGTCACGAACATCATATGAAACTTCACTCCATCTACGGCAAACGACCCAAGGTAGTAACAGCTAAGAAACAAGAAAGATGGGTGGGTATACAGAGAGAAAAACATGGCATGGTATGACAGACTATTAGGCAGAACTTCACCGAGCGAAGAGTGGGAAAAGTTAAATCCTTCACAACCACACATTGCTGGGGAAGAAGGCGGGTCTCTTAGTACTCGTGAAGTTGTCACAAATTACAGAAATGCTTACGAACAATTAGAAGTAGTAAACCGCGCAGTTAACATGATAGTGGACGATGCAGCGGATATACCGTTTGATGTTGGTGAGCAATTAAAAGGCGTTAATAATATCGTCAAGAATATGAGAAGAAGTAAGCTCGATTTACTACTTAATAGAGAGCCTAATCCTTTTCAAGATGTAAGTTCTTTTAAAAGAAATTGTATTACAGACTTACTAATTGACGGTAACATATTTATTTATTTTGATGGTGCGTTTCTGTACCATTTACCAGCAGAACACGTTACGATAGAAACCGATGAAAGTACTTACATCGACAAATTCGTATATGATAATGGCATTGAGTATAGTCCAAATGAGATTATACATATTAAAGAAAACAGTTTCAACTCTATTTATAGAGGTGTTCCAAGACTGAAGCCAGCATGGAGAACCATGCAGTTACTTGGAAGTATGAGAAGATTCCAAGATAACTTCTTCAAGAATGGAGCAGTACCAGGTTTAGTACTTAAGTCACCTAATACTCTTTCTGAGAAAATCAAAGAAAGAATGTTACAGGCTTGGGTTGCTAGATACAATCCTCAATCGGGTGGTCGTAGACCGTTATTCCTAGATGGTGGATTGGAAGTGGAAAACCTAACTGAAGTGAATTTCCAGAACTTAGACTTTCAAGAGGGAATCAAAACCAATGAAAGAATTATTCTAGAAGCACTAGGTGTTCCACCTATTTTGATGGACGGTGGGAATAATGCAAACATTAGACCTAATCACCGTCTTTATTATTTAGAAACCATACTTCCTATCATTAGAAAGATGGGGTATGC